ATCCTGACTGCGGACACCTCGTTTCCGCAGCTGACGGACGAGCAAAGTCCGGGCGAGAAAATCACGTTGCTGACGAACTACCTGTATATGCTGCTGGAACAGCTGCGCTATACGCTGAACAATCTCGGCGAGGATAACTTCAACGAGACGGAGTTCCAGAACATCGCAAACATCATCACGGAGCCGGTGTACATCCAACTGGAGAGCGCCGAGGGGGACATCGCAGAACTGCAGGTAACAGCCACGAGCCTCACCAGCCGCATCTCGGATGCGGAGGGCAATATCTCCACCCTGACCCAGACATCCAACAGCCTGACATCGCGCATCAGCTCGGCGGAGGGCAACATCTCGACGCTGCAGCAGACAGCCACGAGCCTCACCAGCCGCATCTCGGATGCGGAGGGCAATATCTCCACCCTGACCCAGACTGTAAACGGCATGACGCTGAGCGTGTCAAATGGCAGCAGCGGCTCCACCATCAGGCTGCTGGCAAACGGTGTGGAAATCAGCAGCCAGCGCATCACCTTCTCCGGAATGGTGACGTACACCGATTTGGCAACCAGCGGCTGGACGACCATCAACGGCGACAACATCACCACCGGCACTATCACTGCCATCGACATCACCAGCTGCAACATCGAATCCAGCACCATTGACTGCGTGCTGAAGGCGGACGGCACCATCGGCGGCGAGCTGAGAATGTGCTATATCAACTCGAATTATGTGGCGGGCGGCATCCGCGTGGACGACCAAGGCGCTGGTACGGCCTACGAGCGCAAGTACAGAATGTTCATCTACACGGACACCATTCTGGGTGTGCCGTTCTGCATGAAGATATTCAGCGCCAACGGCATGAGCATCACGTCCGACGAAATCATCATCATGGAATCTGCCACGCACACTATCATCAACGGCAACGACTATATCCGCATGTCGGCAGATAGCATCTACCTCAACGGCGATGTCTACATCAACGGCACCGCACTGAGCGACCTGCTGAGCAGCGGCACCACGGAGTAAGAAAGGAGAAAGCTATGTATCTTATCCAATGCGTGAACGCATACGCGGCGACTGTGGCGCTGGCGGAGCGGGAGTGGGACTACAAGACGGCCTATGCGCTGGTGACGCTGAAACGGAAGCTGCAGCCTCATGTTGACTTCTACACCGGCGAGGAGTTGAAGCTGGTGGAGGAGTACGGCGAGCGGGACAGCGCTGGAAAGGTCATCATCAACAACGGGAAATTCACCTTCAAGGACGCGGACGGTGCGCAGGAGTACGAGCGCCGCCGCCGTGCGCTGGGCATGCTGGAGGTCAGCGAGCAGTTCACACCTGCGGTGGTGCCGCTGCCCGGCAGCATCAAGCCGGTGCATCTGGAGGCACTGGAGGGCTTCATCGTATTCGAGGAGGAAGGGGGCGGCAAGGAATGAGCATCGGCCTGCCTTCTATGGCATACGCCGACGGCATCCGGAAATACAAGCAGACGGAGTTCGGCGGCTACAACCACACGCTGGCCGCGCAGGACGGCGAGCTGTGGGACATGCAGAACATGTCCAGCGACCTCTATCCCCTGCTAAGTCCCCGCAAGCCCAGATACCTGCTGCGCACACTGACTGCACCCAACGGCTTCTTTGCAAAAGACGGCCTGTACTGGGTGGACGGCACCGGCTTCTATGCCGACGGCACGAAGCGCGGCACCGTGACCAGCGGGCGGAAGCAGTTCGCTGCCATCGGTGCGCACATCGTCATTTTGCCGGATAAGGCCTACTACAACCGGGACACCGGCGTGTTCGGCAGCATGGAGAAGTCGTGGAGCGGGACGGCCAGCTTCAGGGACGGCACCTATGCAGGCGAGCAGGCGGCGGGAAACACCATCTACGCATCCGGCGTAACATGGACGAGCTACTTCAACGTGGGCGATGCCGTGACCATCTCCGGAAGCGCCAAGGCGGAGAACAACAAAACGGCGGTAATCCGGGAAATCGAAGGCAATAATCTGCGATTCTACGAGAACTGCTTCGCCATCGCAGACAATGAAAAGTTGACACTTGCACGCACGGTTCCTGATTTAGACTATATCTGCGAAAACGAAAACCGGCTGTGGGGCTGCAAGGGTGACACCATCTATTGCAGCAAGCTGGGCGACATCTTCAACTGGAACGTGTACGACGGGCTTGCCACCGATAGCTTCGCGGTGGATGTGGGCAGCGCGGGAGACTTCACCGGTTGCTGCAGCTTCCTCGGCTACCCCTGCTTCTTCAAGGAAGAGAACATCTACAAGGTGTACGGCGACAAGCCGAGCAATTTTCAGGTGATGGGCAGCGCCTCTCTGGGCGTGGAGACAGGCAGCCATGGGAGCCTCGCCATCGCAGGCGAGGTGCTGTTCTATCTGGCACGCACTGGCATCGTGGCCTATTCCGGCGGCATCCCTCAGAGCGTGGCAGCGCCCTTCGGCACCGACAGATACCGCAACGCGGTGGCGGGCAGCGACGGCACGAAATACTACGTCTCCATGGAGGATATGAGCGGGAAGCACACCATGTTCGTGTACGACACCCGGACAAACCTCTGGCACAAGGAGGATGAGCGGGAAATCGTAGGCTTCGGCTGGAACAGTGAGCTGTATTTCCTCGACGGCACCGGCAAGCTGTGGCTGAACGGTAACGCCAGAGAGGTGCCTGCCGGAGCGACGCAGGAGGCGACGGTGGAGAGCATCGCCGAGTTCGGAGACTTCGTGGAGGGCAACCCCAACCGGAAGGGCACGGCGAAGATTCAGGTGCGCATGGAGCTGGATGCGGGCGCATCCGTGACAATCAGCATGCAGTTCGATACCGACGGCGTGTGGCGGGATGTATCCACTTTGACGGCAACGGCGAAGCGCAGCTTCTACCTGCCCATCATCCCCCGGCGCAGCGACCACTTCCGCATCAAAATCAAGGGCACCGGCGGCTGGAGGCTGTATTCCCTCGTCAGGGAAAATTACTCCGGCAGCGAGGTGTAAGAAAGGAGAGACGACATGGCGAACTACACATACGAGCAGTTCGAGGCGGAGTTGAAAAACTCCGGGATGTTCAACCAGTTCTCCACGGCAGACTTGGAGCTGGCAAGGAGAAACCCGGACGCGGGCATGAGCCTGCTGCAGTACAAGCAGGACTACGCAAACGCCACCACGGACGAAGCACGCGCGCTGGCGCATCTGGGTGCAGAAGGCGTGCGCAGCAGCTATGGTAACTACACCGGCGGCAGTGACGGCGGCAGCTTCTACCTCGACCCGCTTTCCCCCTCCAGCTTCGACGCTGGCACTGCACCCACCTACACCAACAACTACGAGAAGGACATCGCAGACCTGTATGCCCAGCAGAAGAACTACGGCAGCTTCAACTACGGCATCCCAGCACCGGAGTATGACAACCGGTACGATGAGACCATTCAGAAAATGCTGGACGACCTCATCAACCGCGAGGCCTTCAGCTATGACCCGGAGACCGACCCGCTGTACAGCCAGTACCGCAAGCAGTACGCCCGCGAAGGCCAGAGAGCCACGCAGGATGCACTGGGCGCAGCGGCAGCGGCCACCGGCGGCATCCCTTCCTCCTACGCAGCGACAGCAGCGACGCAGGCCGGTGACTACTATTCCGCCCAGATGACGGATAAAATCCCGGAGCTGTACCAGTTGGCATACAACAAGTATCTGAACGACTACAACATGCAGCTGAGTGACCTCGGCGCAGTTCAGGGCGCGGAGCAGAACGACTACGACAAGTTCCTCAACGAGCTGACCCAGTGGAACACCGACAGGAACTTCGACTACAATGCGTGGATGGATGAGTACAACCGCATCGCCAACGACCTGCAGACGGCCAGCGGGCTGGAACAGCTGGAGTACACCAAGTTCTTGAACGACCTCAACCAGTACAACGCTGACAGGCAGTTCAACTACGGCGTGCTGCTGGACGAAATCAACAGCCAGACGCAGGAGCGCAGCGAGGCGATGGAAAAGGCGCTGACCGCAGCGCAGTACGGCGACTACTCCTTCCTGCAAGGCATGGGCATCGACACATCCGGCAACCCTGCAGACTTCGAGCGGCAGTACACGCTGGCACTGCTGGCGGCAGAGTACGGCGACTTCTCCGGACTGGAGGCGCTGGGCATCACGCCTAACGCAGCCAACCTGAACGCCTTCAACACCACCGTGACGGGCAAGACCGGGAACGGCGGCAGCGGCGGCGGAGGCTACGACAACGGCGGGTACTCCTCCGAGGAAATCAAGGCACTGCAGAAGGCGCTGGGCGTGGATGCCGACGGAAAGTTTGGAGCCAATAGTGCCGCAGCCATGGAGAAGGCTGGATACAACAGCATCGAAGCTGCCTACAACGCGCTGGTGGGAGGCGCACCAACCGGTCTCTCGCAGTCGTCCATCGACACGTTGGTGGCGCTGTACGGCAGCAAGGAACTGACGCAGGCGCAGTGGGATGAGATACTGAGCACTTATGCCAGTTACGGCGTGACGGCAGATGTGCTGGCAGCGGCGGGCTTCTCCGTCAAGAATGGAAGTCCAACGCCCGGAGATGAGAACGATAACACCGGAGAATTGAAAATTGACATGGGCAGCGTACTGGAGCTGGGATATGGACCAATCAGCGAAACGTACTTGAACGAGCTGGTGGCAAGCGGGCAGGTGGAAGAATACGAGGAAAACGGATACCTGAAATTCCGGAGAACTGGCGCAGGCGATGGCGCAAGCAACGGTTTGTTGGATATTCTCCCGCGACCGGGGATTATGTACCACGCACTGGATTAAGGAGGGCACTATGAGCTTTGCGGACAACTACCTGAAGCTGCGAGAGCAGAGACGGGGCACCACAAAAAAAGACACGGGCAGCAGCACGCTGCCCGTGTCCGCAGAAACAGAAACCGGTGGCAATAGCTTTACTGACAACTACCTGAAACTGCGTCAGCAGCGCTCTGTGCCTTCCGTGCCGGAGCAACAAGAAATACTGCTGCCGCAGACACCGCGCAACTACAACACAGCTTTTAAACGCAGCGGGCTGAGCCGTGATGAGTACGACGGTAACGTGCGGGAGAACTATGCTCAGAGAGTGGCGCAGGAAAACCGAAAGACCACCAGCGGCGGCTTCTATTCGCAGCCGGAGCTGGGTGCCGATATTGAGCGTTACGAGAGCGCTTTCATCACTGCGGAGGCTGCGCTGAAGCCGAAGCAGGCGGCGCTGGAAAAAGCCAACGCCGAAGCCGAGCGGCTGTATAGCGAGGTGACGGAAAAGGGAGCGCAGTTGGAAAAGTTGTATTCTTTCGCTGGTGACGGGAGCGATGCGCTGGCGACGGCTATTTTTGAGCGCAGCAGGCAGGATTACCTGTCGCTGGTCAATCAGTTCGAGACCGCGCAGGCGGCGGTGCAGACAGCTGCTGCAGAGTATGAGCCTGCATGGAACAGCTATGTGCGGGCAGCGGAACAGTATAATGCCTACGCAACCGGACAAAAGGCGGAGTACAATGCGTGGCGCAGCACCATTCGCAAAGCCGGAGACATCGAGACGGAAATCGCTGCCATTGATGCCGAGCTGAAAACCATTCCCAGCGACTTCACCAACTTCATGGAAAATCTGGGTGCGAGCTTCGCCGCAACCAGCTCCGGCCTGCCTGTGCAGTGGAAGGACAACTCGGAGAACGAGGCGCGCCGGGCACAACTGGAAGCCGACAAGGAACTGCTGCAGGAGGAGCTGGACTGGTCGAACTACTTCCGATATGCAGACCTGACCGGCGCGGAGGACTTTGCGGAGCTGAGCAAGTACGTCTCCACAGCCAACGGCAAAGAGCCGGAGTTCAATGCGTGGAGCGGGATGTATACCAGCACCGGCTTCAACGACATCAACTACGACATCATCAACCGCAACGAGGTCGCCAAGAGCAGACAGGGCGTGAACGATGTCAGCACCAATGCTTCCTTCCTCGGCCTCGACAACAGCGAGCGCGGGCAGATGACGGACGAGGAAATTGCCATCTTCAACTACCTGTACGCGCAGGACACGGCCAAAGGAGACACGGAGCACACCAACGCATACGCCTACATCGACTACCTGACGAGCGACCTGAACAACCGTCAGAGAATGAAGGAGCAGGAATACTGGGCGAGCTACGCGGAGGAAAGCCCTGTTGCCAGCAGCGTGTTCAGCGTGCTGACCTCGCCCATGAGGGGACTGAGCTACATCGGCCAGTTGGCAGACATCGCTGCGGACGGAGAAATCGACCAGAACGCGGGATACAATAAGTTTTCCTACATCCCCTCCACCATCCGGCAGGAGGTATCCGGCAACATCGCGGAAAACGGGAAGTGGGGAAAAGTTGGTAGCTTCGGTTATGACATCGGCATGAGCATGGCGGACTTTCTGTTCGCCACGGCCATCGCCGGCGGCTTCAGTGGCGGCGGTGCCGTAAGCAGCGGCATGACTATGACCATCCTTGGAAGCGGCGCGGCGGCGGATACCGTTATTCAGGCGAAGGACAGAGGACTTGATGACGGACAGGCCTTCGCGCTGGGCACCATCGCGGGCATCGCGGAGGCGGCCATGGAAAAAATCAGCCTCGACACACTGCTGAAGGGCAAGTGGGAGAAGAACGCCATCCAGTACATCCTAAAGAACGCGGTGGCGGAAGGCGGCGAGGAAGTCGGAACCGAGGTCATCAACACCATGGCGGACATCCTTATCGCGCAAGACCAGAGCTTGTGGCAGGCGGCCATCGAGCAGTATATGGCGGATGGATACAGTGAAAGCGAAGCCTTCGGCATGGCGCTGGCAGACAAAGCAAAGGAAATCGGCCTTGCCGGTCTGGGCGGCTTTCTCTCCGGCGGCGTTATCGGCACGGCGTATTCCCCTGCTGCCCAGATGCAGGCGAACACCTATAATCAGGCGGGCGGCTTGGTGCGCGGGATGGGCGACGAGACCGTTCAGGAGCTGATAAACGATGGCCTGAAGCTGGACAAAAACAGTGATGCGTACAAGCTGGCGCAGGAGCTGCAGGAAAAGCTGAATACACAGCAGGACATTGACAACTACGACATCGGAAAGCTGCTGACCGAGACTGCGGAGGAGAACAGAAGGGCAGCCAAAGAAAACAAGCAGACTGAACCGGCGGAGGCGGCGGAAGCGGAAACAAATCTTGACGAGGGAGCCATGCTGCCTACCGTGGAGAACACCATGGCAGAGGACACGGTGGAGCAGCCTGTACAGCCGGTCACGCAGACGCAGGAGCTGCGCGAGCTGGGGATGCTGCCCACGGCGGAGGAAACGGAAACAGAGCGGCTACGCCAGAGAGCGATGCAGGCGGCCACCACGGAGCTGGAGCGAACCGCCATCCAGTACGGCGTAGACCGCACCACCTACGAGCGGGTGCAAAGAATATCCCAGATGGTGAGCCGGAATGTGGCGTTTTATCAGGCGGAGGATGCCGGTGAAAACGGCTTTTACGACGGGGAGAGCGGCACCATCTATGTGAACGCGCGCTCACAGAATCCCGTGGCGCAGATACTCAGCCATGAGCTGACGCACAGCATCGAGGGAACGGAGAGCTATGCAGGCCTACGCAGTCTGGTGCTGAGACGGCTTCAAGACACCGGCAGCGACCTGAGAGCACTGCGAAAGACCAAGATTGAGTCGTATGCCAAGCACGGGAAACCACTGACGCAGGAGGGCGCAGACTGGGAAATCGTCGCAGAATATGTGGAAAAGAATCTGCTGACAGACGAGCAGAGCATCCGCCAACTGGTGAAGGAAGACCGGAAACTGGGCACCCGCATCCTGAATTGGCTGAACGACATACTGGCCAAGTTCGGCAACGCAAGCGCGCAGGAGCGGCAGTTCCTGAACAATGCCCGCCGGTATTATGCCGACGCGCTGAACCAGAGCAGCTTCACGCAGGAGACCGCGAAGGCTGCACCGCAGCAGACGGATGAAGTGATGCAGCGCACCATGGACATGATGCAGCTGAGCTACGGCGGGATGAACGCCAACGGTGCCAATTTGGAATCCCTGCGGACGGCCATGCAGATGCAAATGGACGGCGTGGCGGCGGAGACCATCTTCCGGGAGACTGGCTGGTACGCCGGTGCAGACGGGAAATGGCGCTTCGAGATAGATGACAGCCGGATGCAATATCATTCCGGCGGAGATGCGCTGTTCAGCCAGAATCATCTGGAATATGCAGAGCTTCAGACACTGCTGCAAAAGCTGTTCAACGGGGACATTACCGACGCAGAGCATGAACGCCTGACAGCGCTGGATGACATCTGGGGCAGAGAGTTCGGCAGACTGAGCGAGCGGGTGGAGCGGGGCAACGCCACGCTGGAGGACATCCTGCAGCACGACGAGCTGTTCCACAATTATCCCCAGCTGCGCAAGACGAAGGTGCGCTTCAAGCAGATGGAACCGGGCACGAGGGGCAGCTATAACTCGGAGAGCGACACTATCACGCTGAACAGTGAGCTGCAGTTCAATACCGAGCGGACGCTTATCCACGAGATACAGCACGCCATCCAGAAGGCGGAAAACTTTGCTATCGGTAGCAGCCCGGAATACTGGGAGAGTGAAAGCGCCCAGCCCCAGCGGGCGGAAGTCGTGGAGCGGATACAGGGAGAAATCGACCAACTGCGCGAGATGCTGGCGAGCGAGGAAGAAAGCGCCGACTTCATCATGGCGGACATTGAGCAGCTGGAACAGACGCTGCGCAATATCTCTTATCACCTGTACCAGAACACGGCGGGCGAAATCGAAGCCAGAGATGTGGCAGAGCGCAGAATCCTGACGGCGGAGCAGCGCCGCAGCCGTATGCCGAACACCGGCGACGAGAACACGGTGTTTGCGGAAGATGATGGTGGATACGCCATGAGCAAAAGCGAACAGGACAGTGTGAAGGAGCAGCTGCGAGAATATCAGGACAGGCTAAATACAATGAAAGCCGTCGCCACAATCAGTGACAACGGCTGGAGAGGTATGAATACCGGCGCGTTCCGACAGAAAATCGTGAACGACCTGAAGAAGACGGGATACCGGGTAGATAATCCGGACATCGGCGTTATCGAGTTTGATGAAAAGCTGCTGAATCGGAGCCTGAACTACATCCAGACGGATGCAGAGGCGGCGGCATATCAGGCAATCCCGCAGGTGCTGAAGCGCGGAATCCCGTTAAGTGGCCACGAAGACCACAAGGGGCGCGGCTATGAGACCGTAACCATCGCAGCACCGGTGGAGCTGAACGGAAAACGCGGCAACATGGCTGTGGTGGTAATGAAGACAAAGGGCAACCGATACAAGGTACACCGCATCCTGACCCCGGAGGGCAAGGCTTTTGAGTTGCCAGAAATGGCAAATGCAGAGCCTACCACCGCCGGGGGCATCACCGAAGCTGCCAAAGCTACGGGAGCGGTCACACCGACCATCGACTCTGCATCTACCGACAGTATAACCGGAAACGGGCTGCCCGTCAAGGAGCAGTTCAGCATCTCGGAGCCGGTGGAGCAGACGAAGACCCTGCTGGCCGTCCACAACAAGGACTGGAACTTCATCCGGGATGCAGTGCTGAACTGGGGCGGCATCCCCTCTCCCTCCATCGCTATCGTTGAGGCGCAGCAGGGGCACACGGAATATGGCGACACCAGCGTAATCTTCCCTCGCAGCACCATCGACCCGCAGGCGGACAGCCGCAACAAGGTATACGGAAGCGATGCGTGGACACCGACCCATAGTAATGCACAGGTGGAGTACGAGGTGGATGCAGACACAAAGCGGGAGTTCGAGCGGAATATCGAAATTCTTGCAAAGAATGTTGCTGGTGGCATCTTCGCGCAGAGTAGCGTTCTGGACATGGCCGGAGTGGACGACAGCACCACCATGAGCCTGCAGGAGCTTGCACACAAGCTGGCAACCAGATACGACAGTGTGCGAGCGGCCTACCTTGCGGACAAGGGCGGAGATGTGGACATCGCGTACCGCACCAAGGAGTTCGACAGCTTCGGAAATAAAGCACTGAAAAGCTATATCGACAAGCTGGGCGAGCAAGAGGTGGCACGACTGGCCGCAAAGATGCTGACCGGCGAGCGGCTGAGCGAAGCAGAAATCGAAACGGCGAAGGATTCCATCATGGATAGCTGGATTGCAGCACATGAGTATGCGCTGCAGCGCAAGCCGGAACTACGGGAGACACGCATCGCAAAGCAGCGCGACAAGCTGAGCGACCTGCGCACCGAGGATTTTATCCGAAACGCATGGGACTTCTACGAGGACAGCGGCGCTACCACGGATGAAGTCAATCGCATGGAGACTGCAGAAAACCTGCGCCGAGCCGTGAACGACAAGGACGTGGAGGCATGGACACTGGATATGCTGCAGGGTGTTCTGGGCGCACCGGGCATCTACAATGGGCAGGAAATCTTCGATGCGAAGGGCAACCGGCGCAGCTTTGGAGAGACGCACTGGGAATATACAGCCGAGAACATCGTCCGAGCCATGAACAATGCCGCCAGCAGAGGCGAGGGCATGTGGGGCATCTCCGGCCAAGGCCTCGTAGCGACTGCGACACCGGAGTACGGCAGTGTGGAGGAAATTCACGCAGATGAAGGCCGCCTGCGCAGAGTGGAGCGGGACGAATACGACAGGATGATGCGCGACCTCGACATCGAGCTGGAGCGAGTGACCGATGACATCATGCGCACCACAGAGCACCATTCCGACAACACCTTCGAGGAGGAGCAAATCATCGGCAGCATTATCGCGCAGGCAGCGCAGGGTGCGCGCACTGTACCGGCGGTGAAGCAGACCTTCCGGAAGGAGGGATACAAAATCAGCGACGGCCATGCCCGCATCATCCTGAAACTGCTGGAGCACGCCGGAAGCGTCCCGTCTTCGTACTTCGAGGCCAAGCCGCAGCGCGTGGTAGGCTTCGAGGAAGCGCTGGCTGTCATCGCACCGAACTATGTACCGGTGGAGGAGCTGGAAGCTGTGCGCAATGCGGGCGTGAATGTCATCGAGTACGGCACCGAGCAGGAGCGCATGGACATCGCCAACGGACTGGAGGGTGCAAAGTTCTCTATCAGCGAGCGCACTGGTGACGACAAGCGCAAAATCATCAGCGACCTGCGCGGGATGCTGAATGGCGGCGCTTCGGCGGCACAGCTGCGCAGGTATGTGGATACGCTGGATGACGGCTACACGGAGCCGGAGAACGGCACCAGCGCGGCGGAGGAAATCGTGCGCACTGCCCACAATGAGGGTATGAGCGTGGATGAATACCTGCGCCGGAACTGGGAGAGCTACGAATACGACGGAGCGCTGAATGAGGATGCGCGCCGGGCGTTGGAGCTGGAAAAGCGGCAGAGCCGGAGACGATATTCCTTTAGCGAGGTTGACGAAGAAGCTGGGGCGGGATATGATAATACCCTGAGAAACGACGCGCGCGTGGCTTGGGGTAACGAAGGCGAGACATTTACCGAAGGCAACGAAGGCGTGGTCTTTACCTATGCCATCATTCCGGCGGAGCTGCTGATTACCAGCAACGACGGCACCGGAGCGGTAAACTCCAGCTATCCTGCAGAACTGCAGCCGCGAGACCGGACGCGCCAATCCAGCCAACTGCAAATTCAGAACATGGCGAGAAACCTCAACCCGGCAAAGTTGGCAGAGAGTGCTACCGCGCAAAACGGTGCACCAATCATTCGTGGAGACGGCGTGGTAGTCGGCGGAAACGGGCGCGGGCAAGCTGTTCTGCAAGCCTATGACAACGGCACCGCAGACGGATACCGCAGATACCTCGAAGAAAATGCCGGACGCTTCGGCATCGAGCGGGAGCTGCTGCCGGACAATCCGGTGCTGGTGCGCGTGGCAGAAAATGCCGGGAACTGGACGGAGCTGGCGCGAAAGCTCAATGAGAGCAGCACGCAGACCTACAGCGCCACGGAACAGGCCATGACCGACGCAGAGCGCATGGGCGATATTCTGGATATGCTGCAGTTCGACGAGGAAAACCGTGGACTGAACACGGCAGAGAACAAGGACTTCATCGGTGCCTTCATCTCCCGCGTGGCAGCGGAGAGCGAGCGGAACAGCCTGCTGACAAGCACGGGCATGCTGAGTCAAACCGGGCTGGAGCGCGTGCAAAACGCTGTATTTGCGAAGGCCTACGGCAGCGCGGAGCTAAGCGCACGACTGAGCGAGAGCCTTGACAACGACATGAAGAATGTCACCAACGCACTGATGGCCACGGCAGCCAGAGCGGTGCAGCTGCGCGAGGGAATCCGGAACGGCAGTTTGTTTGAGCTGGATGTGGTGGAAGACATCACGCAGGCCGTGGAGCTGTATGCGAAAGTGAAAGCGCAGGGCAGGACAATCGACCAGTGGCAGCAGCAGATGCAGCTGTTCGACAATTACAGCCCTGAAGCGCAGAGCATCGCGAAGTTCTTGGAGAAGAACAAGGGCAGCAGCAAGAAGATGCGCGAAATGCTCAACGCCGTATACGCCGAAATCGAGGAGCTGGGCGACCCGCGTCAGGCAACACTATTTGGAGGAGGAAACGAAAATGTCACAAAAGATGACATCCTTGAACGAGCAGCCAGACGATATGAAGAAATCACCGGAAGAGAACACGGATTCTCCGCAGAGCTTGGAGGAGGAAATCTCTACGAACCGGGAGCTGCTGCGGGAGATGCAGGAGGACTTACACAAGATGGCGGCAGAGGGCAAGGGCATCAAGAAGATGTGGCTTCTGTGCCGAGCGATGGAGCGGTACATCCGGGGGCTGGAGGAGCAGCTGCGGGAACGCGAGCAGTAACTGCAGCGGAGGATGTGCGTCAGGCGGAGAATGACCGCCTGCGCAACATCACAACGGATGACTTCCTTGAAGAGCTGACCCGCCAGACGCAGCCTGCGGAGACAAAGACCAGCCGCGAGGATGTGGAGCGGATGCGCCAGAAAGACCTTGATGACTACTGGGAGAGCGTGCGGCAGATGGCTGATGTGCTGGAGCCGAAGACTGACCCGGAGGAAAAGGTGTCCACCAAAGCGAGCAAGAAGGAACGCACCGCGCGACAGGCGGCGCAGGAGACCTACAGCTACTTCAAGCGGAAGATGGTGGACAGCGGCGAGGCCGTGGCCAGAATCGGCAAAGCGGTGGATGACAAGAGCCTGTACCACTTCTACAACATGGCGCGGGCATCCAGCAATGCAGCCACCAGCATGATTATGGACGGGCGCACGGACATCTACGGCAGACCCACCGGCAAGAGCTTGAACGAAGTGCTGGGAGCGGCACGCAGCAAGGGAGATGACTACTACAAGAAGTTCCAGCTGTACCTGTTTCATATGCACAATGTAGACCGCATGAACCGCTTCAGTCAGGAAAGCGTGGATGCGGCGCAGGCGGCACTGGAATACTTCCGTATGACCAATCCGGAAATCGTGAAGTTCGCAGACTACCAGCTGGAGCGCATGGCCTATGACGAGACCAGCCCCTACTACTTCGAGGCGAGCGAGTATATCGAGCTGCGGGACGCTTTGAGAAAGGCGGAAAACACCCGCAATAAGCCTGTGTTCGGCTTCGATGTGACGGCGGAGGACAGCAAGGCTGTGGCGGACACCCTGCTGCGGGAGAATCCGGAGTTCAAGCAGCTGGCGGTTGAAGTATACGCCTATATCGACAACCTGTTGAGATACCGCGTGGACAGCGGCCTTATCACCGAAGAGGACTACCGGCTGCTGAAGGGAATGTACCCCCACTATGTGCCCACCTTCCGTGTGTTCGACAGGGAGGGTACGGACACGAGGCAGCGCAACAAGGTGCAAATCGGCAGTACCATCAAGACGGCGACGGGCAGCAGCGAAAAGCTGATGCCGCTGCACAAGGCACTGGCGCAGCAGACCATGAGCGTGGTGCGCGAGGGAAGCAAAAACCGCTTCGGCCAGAGATTACTGAACAGCAAGGCCGACAGAAAGGCCATGGAGCATGTCCACAAGGTCACGGAGTACCAGAGCGATTTCAGCGAAAGCACATTCGACCAGCCGGAAGACGAGGTTTTCAAGAAAAAGAACACCTTCGTGGTGCGGGAGGATGGAAAGTTGTGGGAGATGGAAGTATCTCCGGCGCTGTATGAAGCGGTGCAGGCACTTTCTCCGGAGGCGGCGGAAAACAATCTGATGGTACAGGTCATCCGAAAGGGCAACAACCTGTTCAAAGCACTGGTGACCGGGTATAACCCCACCTTCATGGTGCGAAACTTCCTGCGAGACATTCAGGATGCGGGACTGTACAGCAAAGACCTGAGTGAGTTTGCAAAGCAGTATCCGCAGGCATGGAAGGAAATCGTCAGCAACGGCAGATACTGGCAGCAGTACAAGGCGCTGGGCGGCACCTACTCCACCATGTTCGACTATGAGACGGGCGAGGTGGAAAAGGGCAGCAAGCTGAAGGAAAAGACCCTTGGCCGCGTGGAAGCTGTCAATATGGCGGTGGAGCAGGCACCCAGACTGGCAGAGTTTATGGCGACGGTGAAGGCTGCGGAGAAAGCACACGGCACCGCCACTATGGAAGACCTGATGGAAGGCATGTACAATGCGGCGGACATCACCGTGAACTTCGGACGCAGCGGCACAATGGGCAAGGTGCTCAACGCCAACTTCGTGCCGTTTCTGAATCCGGGCATCCAAGGCTTCAGCAAAATGATACGCAATGTGACCGAGACCAAGGGCGCGAAGAACTGGGCAAGGCTGGCTGTGAAGGCGGCTGCACTGGGCATCGCACCAGCGCTACTGAACGCTTTGCTGTTCGGAGACGAGGAAGACTGGGATGACCTGAAGGACAGAGACAAGGATGTGTACTACCTGTTCAAAATCGGAGACAGCGTGTGGCTGAAGCTGCCGAAGGGCAGAACGCTGTCCCTGCTGGGCATGGCCGCTGACAGAGCAATCGACCTTGCGAAAGGCGAAAAGGTGGACTGGGCGGGCTTTATCGACACAGCATTTTCTCAGTCGGCACCGGCCAATCCGATGGAGAACAATATCATGCAGGCGTGGTTTGATACCAAGCTGTTCGACCCGGATAATCCGGGCGAGACATGGTATGGAACGGACATCGAGAACCAGCGGCTGCAGGGCTACGCACCCGGAGAACGCTACGACGAAGGCACCGACATCATCAGCAAGTGGCTGGGAAAGACATTCAACCTGTCACCGGTGAAAATCAACTATTTGCTTGACCAGTATACCGGCGTGGTGGGCGACTTCCTACTGCCGCTTCTGACTCCGACGGCGGAGCGGGACATGTTCAGCGCGGCCTTTACGGTGGACAGCACATACTCCAACCGATTCAGCAATGACTTCTATGAGATGATGGACGAGCTGCAGTACCAGAAAAACGGGGCGGCTGCCACCGGAGCGGACAACGCCATCTATCGCTTCTGGAACAAGAAATCCACCGAAGTATCCGAGATAAACAAGGTCATCCGGGAAATTGAGTCTGACGAGACGCTGAGCGACGCGGACAAAAAGGAGCTGACGGCGGTACAGTACGCCATCCGGAACGGCATCATGGAAGACGCGCTTGGCATCTACGAGGCCTACGCCGCATCGGTGGAGCGGCACTATTCCGAGTCTGGCATTGAGGACGAGGAAGACCGCACTGACTATGCCTACCGTGAGGCCAACAGGGAGATTCTGGGCGCGGAGTATGCGCTGAAGGCGTACAACAAGGATGTATACGCCACTGCGCAGCAGATGCAGCGGGAAAGCGGAATCGACTATGAGGAGTTTTACGACTTCTACTTCGCCATGAAAGAGATAGACGAGACCGGCTACCGGGCATCCAACGCCGAGCGGGACTTGATACGCCAGCAGAATATGACCGATGAACAGAAAATCGCACTGTACACCAAGTATGTATCTGACAGTCGAGGCGATGACATCGCGGCCTTCCGGAGCGCCGGTATCGACTTCGACACCTACCTGCAGGCGCATAATGTGTATGCGGAAATCAGCGATGCGGACGGGAAGGCGGCACAGAAGCGGACGGAGTTTGCGCGCTGGGTCTACGAGCAAGACCTGACACCGGAGCAGGAGGGAATCGTAAAGGACAGCTTCACATTCTTCAGCCATATCCCTGCAGATGAAGGCAGGTACGAGGACTTTGTGGGGCTGGGCGTGGACGAGGCTGCGGCATATGACATCGCCACGGAAATCAGCCTGCTGGAGCCACTGGAAGGCAAAACTTCCGTCAGCAGCACGCAAAAATGGCGCGTGGTGGTGGATGCAGACCTGACCCCGGCGGAGCAGCTGACCGCGTTGGAGGCTGTCACCAGCGAAAGTGAGTACCGGAAGTTCAATGTGGCCTACGACATGGGCGTGATGCCGGAGGTGTTCGTATCCGTGAGGGAAATCCTTCCACGGTATGATGCAGACGGAAACGGAAGCTACAAAAACGCGGAAATCGAGGCGGCGTTGGATTCCTTCGGCACTGGCAGCGGCGGCATCGAGCTGCCTATGGCGGGCAGCGTGAGCACGACACTCACCAATGCGCAGCGCGCCGCGCTATGGCAACTGCTGACCTGCAGCACCAGCGCAAAGAACAATCCGTACAGCACAACCATCGGCTGGGAAGTTATCAACGCAGTGAACGCGGCAAAGGAGAGTTCTGGCATCGACCTGTCAACGGGCGGGACGGAATCGGCCAGCGGCGGCATTGAGTTACCCGCGATAGGAAATATCACCGGCGGCATCGAGCTGCCAATGGCATAAAAAACAGCCCTCCGGGAGACCGGAGGGCTGTGCTTATTCTGCGGAGGCCTTTGTGCGGAGTGCAAAGGCGAATATTGAACAAACAATTATAAGCATCGCAAAAGAAATTAAACAATCGGCGGACAAATACAGGCTAAAGGGAGCGGACGGATAAACTATTTTGGCTGCAGCGGAACGCAAAGCGGCGTTGATGAGAGCGGCGGGAATATAGGCAGGTAAAAACCATGCAAAAATGCGCCGCCACCCACCATGTCTCGAACCCAAGTACAAGACAATTGAGAACAAAATCGGAACGAGCGTCATTGAGAGAGCCAGCAATGCTCGATAGGTGAACATATCCGGTGTGGGAGGATACATAAATAACGCACAATAGCCAATCGAAATAGAAACGACGATGGAGGAAACAATCCCAGAAAAGAAAATGGCAAACAAAGGTAGAGTAAATACAAAGTACAGCGCCATCTGGGAAGAAAATACAAAAGGCAAAGAAGCTGCACAACATAGGCCGAAGGTAAAACAGGCACGCCAGCCGATATGAACAACTGATGGCTTCTTTTTGATGATAAGCGCGCCAACAAACAGACAGGCTACGCCAGCAAAAAGGGGCGCATAAAACCCGGCAACTTCCAAAGGATTAGAAAAAACGAAGTGTGTTCGCGCCTGAGTTGCGCATGCCGCAACACCAAAACAGAATAGCAGCAAACCGAGAAATAATGACATGATAGAAAAGCAGAACGAAGAGCGAATATAACGAAACACAGGCAGTACCTCCAAAAACAATTAGCTTTTTCTTGCGGTTAATCATCTTTTTTATAAGATTATCACGGCGGCGTGGTATCGTCAATATGCAAAAGATGATTAACGGAGGCGGTGAGGGATTGCGGCTGTACACACTGGATGGAAAATACAACCTATCCGGCGAGCGGGTGCGAGAGCGGCGTGTGCAGATGGGACTATCGCAGGATATGCTGGCGGCGAAGCTGCAGGTAGCCGGGCTGCAAATAGGTCAGATGGCCGTGAGCAGGATTGAGACCGGCAAGCGCGTGGTGCCGGACTTCGAGCTGCCTATCATAGCGGACGTACTGGGAGTTTCGACGGACTGGCTGCTGGGAAAAGAAGAAAAATTTTGAAATCCCTCTGCAGAAGCAGAGGGATTTTGTGCGTTCTGAGGGGTATTGACTTTTCGTTTTAATCAGCTTTAGAATAAAGCCGCAAGAAATAGCAGGCAAACGAAGGAGGCGTGCAGCATGGAGAAGAAGTTCAAGAAATTCCACCATCTGACCTACAATGACAGACTGAAAATTGAGCAGATGCGGAACGGCGGAGCGGGCGTGCAAGAGATTGCCGATGCGCTGCGCGTCAACTACACCACCGTGTACCGGGAGCTGAAGCGCCCCGGCGTGACGTATGAGCACCTGAACAGCGACTACACCACGGAAGTGCGATACTCTGCGGATAAAGCACAGGCACAGTATGAGTACGGCAAGACCGCCAAGGGCAGGCCGATTAAGCTGGGCGACGACTTCGCGCTGGCCGAGTACATCGAGCGCAAAATAGCTGACGAGCATCGAAGCCCTGCTGCTGTCCTGATGGACATGGAGCTGGAAGGCGTGCGCTTCGAGGTGAGCGTCTGCGAGAAGACCATCTACAACTACATCACCAGCGGAGTGTTCCTGCGCATCACAAACAAAGACTTGCCGGAGCGCGGTGAGCGGAAGCGGGACTACAAGAAGGTGCGCACTGCTGCCCGTCCGCCTCGCGGCGAGAGCATCGAGCGCCGCCCGGATGAAGTGGACGAGCGCAGGGAGCTGGGGCACTGGGAGATGGACACCGTGAAGGGCACCCAGAAGTCGAAGAAGTGCGTGCTGGTGCTGACTGAGCGACTGAGCCGGAACGAAATCACGCTGCCCATGTACGGTGCGACGATGGAGAATGTGGTGGAAGCTCTGAATGGGCTGGAGCGGAAGTGGGGCGACCTATTCTGCAGCATCTTCAAGACCATCACAGTGGACAACGGCAGCGAGTTCTCTGACTGCAAAGGCATGGAGGCCTCTATCTTCGGCGGGCAGCGCACGAAGATGTACTACTGCCACCCGTACAGCAGCTATGAGCGAGGCAGCAATGAAAATCTGAATAAGATGCTGCGGCGACTGTTCCCCAAGGGCACAAACTTCGACGATGTGCCAGACGAGGAAATCATCGCGGCGGCGGACTGGATGAACAACTACCCAAGGAAGATTTTGGGCAGGACTACGGCTGCGCGCGTATTCGCTGAACACCTTGCACAATTATCGGCATAAATCTTTGGTGAAAATTTATCTATAAAAATCTTGCGATAAGTATTGCATTTTGCGTTGGCAGTCTGTAAAATATATCGCAAGAAGAGTTTAACCAACTCGACTTGCGATATTTTTTTATGCTCAGACGGGCGGAAGGAGTGAGAAAGTTGAGCACCGGAACGAAATACAAGGTCGTGGATGACGCGGTACGCATGGAAATCGCAAAGCTGTATGCAGCCGGATACAAAGTGCCGGACATTGCGGCAGAGGTCGGACTGCACGAGACCTCTGTATACCGTGAGCTTAATCGCGGCATGACGGAGGAGCTGGACGAGAACGGCAGATTCGTCTACGACATCGAGAAGGCGCGGCTGGCTGCCGCCCGCGCGAGGGCAAACAAGGGAAAGTTCAAGGGCACCGGCATCGACGGACGCTGCAAGCGCCACGTCCCTGCACAGTAAGGAGGAGACCATGGCATACACGGGAAGAAGCTGTTGGCTCTGTGGGCGCAACGGCACCGCAGACCCGCTGGACAAGCACCATATCTTCGGCGGCGCATACCGCAAGAAGAGCGAAAAGCTCGGCCTATGCGTAGACCTGTGCCACGGCAGCTGCCACATCTTCGGCAGCGAAGCGGTGCACGCCAACGCAGAGACCATGCAGCGCCTGCATGAATACGGCCAGAGAAAGGCCATGCAGGAGAATGGCTGGAGCATCGAGGAGTTCCGTCTGGAGTTCGGCAAGAACTACATCGACGAGGACGAGCCGGAGCCGGTGCAGGAGGTCGTCGTGAGCAGCTTCTGTATCCTGATGGATGCCGCGCCTCTTCCCTTTTGATAGGAGGCAATATGAAAGAACTGCAGAAAAATGAAGAGCGGGCGCTGGAGGGGATGCTGGCGCGATTCAGCCCGGAGCAGTGCTTCGAGGTGATGAAGAAGGCTCTGAATGCCTTTATCCAGAAAGCCTGCGACGGTCAGCCGGGACCGGTGCGAGCGCAGTACGGGAGGTTGGTACAGCCGGTGCTGCACCACATGGTGGCGCTGGACGTATTCCACACCGTATTTACCAAGGGCAAGGAGGGCGAGCGGGATGCTGAATAAAACCATCCTGATGGGGCGCTTCACCGCAGACCCTGAGTTGCGTCGGACGCAATCCGGCACCGCCACCTGCAGCTTCACGTTGGCGGTGGAGCGGGACGGAAAGCCGGACGAGAACGGCAAGCGCGCCACCGACTTCCCGGATTTTGTGGCGTGGCGCGGCACGGCGGAGTTCATCTGCAAATACTTCCGGAAGGGACGCATGGCCGTCGTGGAAGGCAGGGTGCAGACCCGCACATGGAAGGACAAGCACGACCAGACCCGGAAGAGCACGGAGGTCGTGGTGGATAACATCTACTTCGGAGACAGCAAGCGCGACGATGCCGGTGGCTACGAGCCGTATGGCGGCGGGCAGTTCTCCGAGATGGAAGACGACGGCGAGCTGCCGTTCAACTGAGGAGGAATAGAGGATGTACCAGCAGGGATATGTCATCACCGTGGAGCGCGAGGATATGTTCCGGGAGCGCCGGAGACGGGCACAAAAGCGCGTGCTGGAGGCGCAGAGACGCGGAGCTATTCAGGGTGGCGCACTGGTACTGCTGGCAGCGCTGCTGGCGGCGGTGGTAGCCATGAGCTGCAACCGGCAGGAGCAGCAGGCTGCCGCACCGGTGCCAACCATGGAAATCGTGGTGCATGAGCACGTCACGGTGAGCGCCCCCCCTGCCGTAATTCAGGAATCCACAGAAACGCAGGAGCCTGTGGAAAACTGGAACGCCGAGGCGGAAGTCATCGCCAAGACGGTTTATGGCGAGGCGCGGGGGTGCTCCGCCACGGAGCAGGCTGCCGTCGTCTGGTGCATCCTCAACCGAGTGGACGACACGAGTGGACTGTGGCCGGACGACATCATCGGAGTGGCGACGCAGGACAGCCAGTTCCACGGATACAGCGAGAGCCACCCGGTAGAGCCGGAGCTGTACGCACTGGGGCTGGATGTCATCGCTCGCTGGCAGCAGGAAAAGGCTGGAGAGAGTGATGTGGGGCGTGTGCTGCCGAAGGAGTATTGCTACTTCACCGGAGACGGCCTGCAGAACACCTTCCGGACAGAATGGCGCGGCGGAACTACATGGGACTGGAGCCTGCCAAGCCCATACGAGGGGTGAGGACATGACGGGCGAAAACTGCGAAGGCCTCCACCTCGAAAACGACCAGCTGCAATACATCGCCCGCATCAGCCACGGAAAAGACAGCATGAAAATGCTGGACGTTATCGTATCGCGCGGCCTGCGCCTCGATAGGATAACGACGACGGACGTGTGGGCAACGGACACCATCCGGGGCGAACACCCGGAAATGGTGAAGTTCAAAGAAATGGCGGATGAGTACATCTGGCGCAAGTATCGCATCGAGGTGGAGCATCTGTGCGCAATGAAGAACGGAGAGAAGGTCACATACGAGAAGCTGTTCTATCACATCCCCAAGCGGAAATCTGCGGGGGGGGGTACGCTGGAAACAAGGGACGATACTCGGATTTCCGACACTGTGGCAGAAGTGGTGCTCCTCAGACCTCAAACGAGCAGCACGAGACCCGCATCCAAGGTTTCCCTGCACAAATCGGAAGCTGGTGCAAAAAGCTCAAAATCGACTATATACGGCTTCCCCATGTCCATCAACCGGAAGGGGAACTGGTGCACCAAGCTCAAAACCCGCGTTTTCTGAAAGCCCCACCGCGAGGGGCGGTAAAAATATCGTGGAATACCTCGGCATCGCAGCAGACGAGCCGAGACGCTTCAGCCAGCTGAACGAGCGAAAGCGTGCGCTGCTGGTGGAGTTTGGAATCGAGGAAGACCTGTGCGGGCTGCACTGCCAATACGAAGGCATCCTCGCACCGAGCTATGAAACGAGCTGCAGGGACGGATGCTGGATGTGCCACAATCAGGGCGTGAGCCAGCTCCGGGAACTGCGCAGGAGCTATCCGGAGCTGTGGAAGCTGCTGCTGAAGTGGGACAACGACAGCCCGGTGAACTTCCACCCGGACGGGCGCACAGTCCACGACTACGACAGGCGCTTCCAAATGGAAGACGACGGCCTGCTGATACCCGGAGACCGCAGCTTCCGGTGGAGCATGCTTGACGACGACTATATCCTCAATTACAGGCTGTTTTGAACGCAAGGAGTGAAATACATGGAGCAGCTGACGTTGTTCGACTTGATGCAGCAGCAAAGCGATTTCCCATGCGACAACTGCGTGTTCGACAAGCATGGATGCTGCAGCCATATCGAGGACGAGGAGTGCTACTGCGTGCGCGGCAGCTTCCAAGTGAGACCTGCCGAGGTCATTTGCCCGCGGTGCGGGAAGGAGATGCAGGTGGTACAGAGCGACTTCGGCAGCGATGGAGCCATGTGCACCTGCGGCATGCACAAGATATTCAATAATCAAGGAAACCGGCTGTCTGCTTTCGAGCTGTGGAAGCAGGGGCGGCTGGTAGGTACATAACTATGAAAATCGAGGCCAACCAGATATACCACATCGACTGCATCGAGGGCATGAGCCTGCTGCCGGACGAAAGCATCGACCTGATTTTCTGCGACCTGCCATACGGCACCACGCAGAACAAGTGGGACGTAGCGATAGACCCGGCGCTGCTGTGGGAGCAGTACGAGCGCATCATCAAGCCCAACGGTGCCATCGTCCTGTTCGGACAGGATAAGTTCACCGCGCGGATGATGCTGTCCAATGAAAAGCTGCACCGCTACAACATCATCTGGGAGAAGACTACACCAACGGGGCACCTGAATGCCAAGAAGATGCCGATGCGCAATCACGAGGACATGATGGTGTTCTACAAGAAGCTGCCGACCTACAACCCGCAGAAAACCACAGGCCACGCCCGGAAGGTCAGCAAGGCTGCGCACCATGTGTCCGCCTCCAAAACTGCCAACTACGGCGACTACAAATTCACGGATTACGACAGCACGGAACGATACCCGGCCAGCGTCTGGAAGTTCAAAACAGACCGGCAGAAATCGGCACTGCATCCGAATCAGAAGCCGCTGGAGCTGTGCCGCTGCGTCATCCGCACATACACCAACCCCGGAGACCTTGTGCTGGACAACTGCTGCGGGAGCGGGAGCATCCCTTATGCAGCGAAGCTGGAAGGCCGTCGATTCATCGGAATGGACAAGGGTGTGTGCGAGAAGACTGGGCGGCTGTGGGCGGACATCGCGCGGGAGCGGATAGAGGAGTGGCTGCCATGAGACATGAGGAGAAGGTGCGCGAGCTGCCGGGGCTGCGGTACGAGACATGCCGGTACTGCAATCTGCGCTGGAACATCGCCAAAGAGCAGAAGGTGCCGAAGGATGGATACATCTGCCCGCACTGTCAGGACAAGCTGCGGCGTGGGGTGTTGAGGAGGTGAAAAGTGTGGAGAGATTAACGCAGAAAACCGACTATTGCGCCGCTTTTTGCCGGATGGAAGACAGGCGAGAGTGCGCGCACTGGACGGGGTGCGTCAGTATGAAGTGCGGGGACGCGAGACGATATGAACGCCTTGCTGCTTATGAGGACACCGGGCTGACACCGGAGGTCTGCGCCAACTACAAGAAGTTCGAGGATGAGGCCATCAGCAAAGGCGTGACCTTCGGACGCATTGTGGAGCTGATGGAAGCGGAGAGCGATGGACGACTGGAAGTGCTGCCGTGCGGAGTGGGTGGCACAGTCTGGGTGACGTTTAGTATCTCAGGAGACTATCTGCGAAAGAGTGACGCGCCGTACCGCTGCAAAGTGGTGTTCATTGGGCTGAACGGAGAGCAACCGTTCATGCACATAGAGTTTAAGACGGGGAGTGTATTCCCTGTAAATCTCGACCAAATTGGCAAAAGAGTGTTCCTAACACGCGAGGAAGCGGAGCGGGCGCTAAAAGCAAAGGAGGAAAAAGCGTGAAACGCGGAGATATTTTCTACATCGAAATCCCGTATGCCACCGGGCACGAGATGGAAAAGGACAGGCCGGGCATCGTGGTGAGCGCGACGGCGGCCAACGTGATGCGCGACGTGGTGCAGGTGGTATTCTGCAGTGCATCGACGCAGCACCAGATGCCGGAGCACGTCGAAATCCATTCCACCCCGCGCCGGAGCACTGCCATGTGCGAGCACATCTACACGGTGGACAAGTCCCGCGTGGGTACATACATCGGCACTGCAACGCCGGAAGAGATGGAGCAGCTGGAAGCGGCGCTGAGCAAGGCGCTGGCGCTGGGCGCAAAAAACGCGGGGGGGGGGGTACTCCTCCTCTGCACCGAAGGAAGCGAGCGGCCTGCGGGAAGAGAATGTCCGCATCCGCTGCGAGTTGGAGACCTACAAAACCATGTACGAGCGGCTATTAGACCGCATCACAGAAAGGAGCAAGTGAACATGAGCAATATCAAGGTAACGAAGGAGCAAATCGACCTGCTGATGAACAGCGCGGACGTGAAGGTGGAGACCACCTTCGACAAATGCACAGTGGTCACGATGCGGCTGCGCAACGGCTTCATCCTGACCGAGAGCAGCGCCTGCGTTGACCCCGCCAACTACGACGTGGAGCAGGGCAAGAAGCTGTGCTACGAGCACATCGAAAATCGCCTGTGGGAGCTGGAAGGCTACGCCATGCAGAAGAGCCTCTACGAGCGGGAAGCTGGGGGGGCGTGCTGCTGCAAGGATGACTGCCAGTGCGAGGCCGCCACCGGCGACTTCGGCTGGGCACTCGACCAGATGCATGCCGGTAAGCGCGTGCGCAGACAGAGCTGGAACGGGAAAGGCCAGTATGTGTTCCTCGCCCAGTGCAACGAGATGCACACCGATGCCGACATCAGCGAGTTTGCCGACGGCAATGGCGTGGAGGTATGCGAGATGCTGGTGCTGCGCACCGCCCAGCGCAACCTGCAGCCCGGCTGGTTGGCGAGCCAGTCGGACATGCTTTCCACCGACTGGGAACTGGCAAAGTAAGGAGGGCGCAGGCATGAGCGAGCTGAACGCACAGACCAAGCTGCTGGGCAATACGCAGGCAGCTCACGCGGAGCTGCTGGCCGCAACGCTGGAAGAGCGCGGGCGCGGCTTCGCCTCTGACCGAGAGGCATGGGCGCTGCTGAAGGAAAGCATCGAGAATGTCGAAGTGCGGATGAAGACCATCAAGGAGCTGCACAAGGATATGTGGAGCGCGGTGAAAGACCACAACGAGGACGCTTTCTGCGCGCTCTCCAGCGAGTTCCAGCGCAGTGCCATGCTGCTGAGCATGGAGTGGGCGACGGCCAGCGTGATGGCGAATATCGCCGTGCTGCATCCGGAGGAACTGAGCCATGCTGACTGATAGAGAAATCGTGGAGCTGACCCGCGCGTGCGGCAAGCGGGTATGCAGCACTGACGAGCACTTCGGCTGCCCCTTCGGAGACGAGGGGATGGTGGACTGCGTGGAGCGGCTGGGTGCCGCCTACGACGACACCGTAGACCGGCTGCTGGAGCTGAGCGATGCCCAGCGCGAGGGGCGCATCGTCATCAAGAAGCGCATCTGCGGCACATGCCGCTGGCGCGAGCAGTTCGTGGGCACCTGTTTCAACGGAGAAAGCCCGCACTGCGCAGACACGGTGGAGGGCGGCGACAGCTGCGACCACTGGGAAGCGAAGAACAATTAGGAGGTACGCGATATGAGCAGTGCTATCAACCACAAGAAACGCAGCCACCGCAGCGAGCGGATGAAAAACAGCGCCTACCGCGCCCAGAGCGCCCGCCGGTACTACTCGGCATCCGGCATGAGGCGACGCAACGCCGGGCTGTTCCGGCGCTTCATGGACATGCTGAGGGGACGCAAAAACCCGCCCGCCAACCGTCCGCCCAAGCCGGAGGCGGAATAACGTGGCAGCCGAGGAACGGAAGGTCTGCTGCGACACATGCGCGCTGGCCTTCGAGGAAGAGTGGCCGGAGCACAAGACGGCACTGCGCTGCGGGCAGGAGGGAAAGTACCGTGGGAGAGTGACCTACATCTTCCCTACCGGCAAGCGTGCCGTGGCATACGGCTATCCGATACCGGCATGGTGCCAATGCTACACACCGACACCTGAAGAGTAAAATGCACGCCTGCGTCCCCTTCGCCGGGGGCGCAGGCGATGACACAGGAGCTTTGCATCCTGTCCGTGCTGAGACACGGGCGGGCTGGAGCGCTCCGGTGCCCCGGACAACGGCATACTATTATAATTCACGCGCGCGCGTGAATTAAGGCTTGTAAGCAATCATAAGTTAGCGACCATCTACCAACAGGAGGCTGGAGACATGTACAAGGGCAGGAACTTCAACAGAGAGAGCGTATATGTCTGCGGCGATTATATAGACGGAGACATATATCCTGTCTTTCAGCCTGCAGGCAAGCGCAGGAAGAAGTGCAAGCCCACCAGCGAGATACAGGAGAAGCTCAACCAGAAGAACGCCGAGAAGAAGCTGACCCGCTTAGTTCACAACAATTTCTCTGAGGATGACATCGCCCTGCATCTCACATACCGGAAAGGACAGGAGCCGGTGAGCGAGGAGGAAGCCCAGCGGGACGTGTACAACTTCATCCGAAGACTGAAGCGCAGATACAAGAAGCTGGGACTGGAGCTGAAGTACATCAGCTGCACGGAATACGGAAAGAGGACAAGCAGAGTTCATCATCACCTCATCGTATCCGGGGGCATGAGCCGAGACGAGATGGAGAAGCTGTGGGGCAAAGGCTACGCCAACAGCAAGCGCCTGCAGTTCGAGGATGACGGCGTGACCGGCCTCGCCCACTACATGGCGAAGGACAAGCACTTCTACAAGCGCTGGAATCAGAGCAGAAACCTTGTCATCCCGGAGCCTGCCCAGTATGACGGGCAGCTGAACATGGAGGACATCGAGGAAATCACGGGTGCCATCGAAGAGGGCACCGCATACCAGTGGTTTGAGGAGCGATACCCGGACTTCGAGCTGGTGGAGGCCTATTGGTACAGGAACAATATCAATCGCGGAGCCTACATACACTTCGAGATGCGGCGGAAGCGACGATAAACAGCGACATCGAGAGATGCCGTTAAAAAACATACACAGGAGGACGAGAATATGAGCGAAACCAAGCACCGCATCATCGCGGTGGACTTCGACGGGTGCCTTTGCGAGAACAACTGGCCGGACATCGGAGACGACAATCCGGAGGTGGTGCGCGCAGTGCTGCAGGAGCAGGCGCAGGGCAGCAAAATCATTCTCTGGACATGCCGAGCGGGAGAAAAGCTGGACGCTGCGCTGGAGTGGTGCGCCCAGAGAGGCATCCACTTCGATGCCGTGAATGAGCATCTGCCGGAGATGAAGGAAATCTTCGGCAACGACACGCGCAAAATCTTTGCGACGGAATACTGGGATGACCGAGCGGTGTGCATGCCGCGTCGTCAGCCGTTGAATGCGCTGGCCGACGAAATCCACAAGAACGCGGTGGCACATGGCTGGTGGGACGAGCCGCGCAGCTTCGGCGACATCGTGGCGCTGTGCCACAGCGAGCTGAGCGAGGCGCTGGAGGAGTTCCGGGGGGGCAAGCCCATGGTGTACGGCTGCTGCGGCTACTGCGAGCACGACGATGTATGCGACTGGGAGCACAAGGACAAGACCCAGTGCAAGCCGGAGGGCATCGCAGTGGAGATGCTGGACTGTCTTATCCGTATTCTGGACTGGTGCGGCAAGGAAGGCGTGGATGTGGACGGCCTGCTGCGCATTAAGCACGAGTACAACAAGACCAGACCGTACCGGCATGGAGGGAAAGCGCTGTGAAAATCGGAGACAAGGTGATGCGCACGCCGCAGACCATCCACGGAGAGGATGCGAGCGGCAAATCCAAGGCCGTGCCGATGAAGGGCACGGTGGTGTACATCCATCCCAAGGGGCGATACCACACGGTGGAGTTTGCTTGCGGGGGGGGGCACTGTCCGGGAGAGTTTTCCGGGTACTGAGGACTGACGACGAGGAGGGGCTGGAGAAGATGTTCCGATACAAGAGCGGCGTAAAGGTCGATTATAACAGGCAGGGGTACATCTACTTCGTGTCCCGTATGTACAACGAGCTTTCGGCGGGAGAACAGCAGAAGATACTCAACCTGTGCATCGAGCACGGCGGCGAACACTATCAGGCATTGTTTGAGTTCGTGACGACGGACACCACGGCCACGGCGCTGGCGATGAAGCACTACATCAGCCGGGAGACGCTGTACAGGCTGGTGAGAAAATACTACGAGAACTTCCCACGGAAGCTATGACAAGGAGCGGGAGCAGCTGCGGCTGCCCCGCTTTTTTGTTGCCTGAATGTTGACACTCCGCGACGTGGATTTTGTGATACGGTGCAGCATGGAAGGACGGAATGCGAGATAAAAAGCGCCCCGCCCAAGGGAAGCTGCAGAAAAGACGGCGAGCGGGCGGGTGCCAGCAGCATGAAAGACTTTTTCCCCACGACAAGCGCGCACCTGCGTGTGCGCACGCGCGCGAACATATAAGCGCCGGAGAGGAGGAACGGCGGAATGAAGACAGGAAGACCGAAAAAATACGGCAGCAAAAAGGCGCTGAACGAGGCAATCGAGCGGTATTTCCGCAGCATCAGCCGCACAGTTCCGGCAAAAGACGGCCTTGGACGCGCCATTCTCAACGATGACGGCGAGGAAATCAAGCTGACGGAATACATCGTGCCGCCGTCCATCAGCTCCATGTGCCTGTATCTGGGCATAGACCGGAGCACATGGCAGAACTACTGCGACCCGCAGCAGCACCCGGAGTTCTCCGGCATCACGGAGACGACCCGCGCCCGCATCGAGGCATATCTGGAAGAGCAGCTGCTGACCCGCGAGAAGGGATTGCAGGGCATCATCTTCAACCTGCAGAACAACTACGGCTGGCGGCAGAAGCAGGAAGTGGAGCTGGGCGACAAGACCCGGAAGAGCCTGCCTTCGGAGCCGCTGAGCATACAGGAGAAGCTGGCCGTCATTGCGGCGGCGCAGGCGGCGGCAGCAGCACACAGCCTCGCAGAAGAAGAGGCTGGTGAGGAGCCGTGAAAAAGAAAGAGATAGACCGCCTGTATGAGATAGCTGCGTGGTACAACGGCCTGTGCGAGACCAACAACGAGACCTTCATGCCACTATTCGCGGATACGCACCGGTATCTGGTACTGAAGGGCGGCGGCGGCAGCGGCAAGAGCATCTTTGCAGGCCGCAAGGTGCTGGAGCGGGTAACGTCGGAGCCGGGGCACCGGTGGCTGGTATGCCGCAAAGTGGCGAAGACCATCCGCGAGAGCTGCTTCGAGCAGCTGAAGGGGCAGGCCTACGACTACTATTCCGAGCACATCGACTTCATCCCGCGCGGCAAGGGCAGCGACATGTATATCCGCTTCAAGAACGGCAGCGAGATACTGTTCGCAGGCCTCGACGACGTGGAGAAGCTGAAGTCCATCTACGACATCACCGGTGTTTGGATTGAAGAGGCCAGCGAGCTGCTGGAGGGAGACTTCAACCAGTTGGACATCCGACTGAGAACGAATTTTCCGTACTACCTGCAAATCATTCTGAGCTTCAACCCCATCAGCATCACCCACTGGCTGAAGAAGCGCTTTTTCGACTTCGACATCAAAGACCCGGTAGAGCGCAAGAAGGCCATCGACAGAACGCGCACCCACGAGAGCACCTACAAGGACAACCGTTTTCTGTCCAAGGAGGCCATCCAGACGCTGGAGGCCTTCAAAGAGACGGATGAGTATTACTACATGGTCTACTGCCTCGGCATGTGGGGCGTGACCGGCAAGAGCGTATTCAACAGCAAGGCTGTGGCACGGCGGCTGCAGGAGAACATCCAGCCGAAGAAGACCGGGTATTTCTCCTTCACCGATACAGGGCTGAAATTGACAGACATCCAGTGGGTGGACGACAAGGACGGCTTCATCCGCATCTACGAGGAGCCGGAGAAGGACGTGCCGTATGTCATCGGCGGCGACACCGCCGGAAACGGCAGCGACAGCTTCGTGGCGCAGGTGCTGGACAATCGCACCGGCAAGCAGGTGTGCATGCTGCGCCACCAATTCGACGAGGACGTATTCGCCCGGCAGGTCTACTGCCTCGGCGTGTTTTATAACACGGCGCTGGTGGGCATCGAGACGAACTTCTCCACCTACCCGGTCATGGAGCTGGAACGTCTGCGCTACCCAAAGCAGTACGTCCGGGAGACCATCGACGACTACACCCACAACGTCAAGCACAGCTTCGGATTCTGGACGGGAACAAAGACCCGCCCTGTTATCATTTCTGAGCTGATAAAGGCCACCCGCGAGGACATCACCATCGTGAGCGACCAGACCACGCTGCAGGAAATGCTGACCTTCGTGCGCGGCGAAGACTGGAAGCCGGAAGCGGAGGCGGGTGCACACGATGACTGCGTGATGAGCCTTGCCATCGCCCACTACATCAGGCCGCAGCAGCGCTACACCAAGTGGCAGAACGGCGCGGCGGGCGTGAAGTGGACGGCATCCCAGTGGGAGGACTACGAAAATGCTTCCCCGGCGGAGCGGGAGATGCTGATAAAACGCTGGGGACGACCCCAACGATAGGAGGACGACATGAAGAAGAAAAAGGCAGACCAGACGAAGCTGCACTTGTGGCAGGAACGTCTGAAAAGCAACGAGAGCGCCTATGACGGCGAAATCTCGCGCATGGACGAGCGGGAGGCACTGTATCGCGGCACCGACGAGCTGAAGACTATCGTGGCCGGAGAGCGGAAGAAAACCACGCCCCATGTGCGCAACATCTGCGCGGAGCTTATCGAGGCGCAGACCGACAGCAACATCCCCCAGCCGAAGGTGACTGCCCGCCGCCAGAAGGATGAGCTGAAGGCAAAACTCATCGAGGACATGCTGCGCAACGAGCTGGACAGACTGCCCTTTGAACAGCTCAATGACATGATGGAGCGCACGGTGCCTATTCAGGGCGGCGCTGCCTTCCTTGTGGAATGGGACAACAACCGGCGCACGCACTCCACCATCGGCGAGCTGGTGGTATCCACCATGCACCCCAAGCAAATCATCCCGCAGGACGGCGTATACACCGGCGTGGAGGACATGGACTACATCATCCTGAAAATCCCCCAGACCAAGGAGTACATCCGCCGGAAGTACGGCGTGGACGTGAAGGACGAGACGGAGCAGGAGCCTGACATCAAGGGCAGCGACGGCGACAACACCGCAGACGACCTCGTGACCCAGTACATCGCCTACTACCGCAACGACAAGGGCGGCATCGGCCTGTACAGCTGGGTGAACGACACGGAGCTGGAAGACCTCGAAGACTATCAGGCCAGACGACTGAGACGCTGCACGAAGTGCGGCGCGGTAGAGCCGCTGGCATCGGAGCCTGCAGAGGGTGATTTTGCACCGGGCGAGCTGCCCGGCGCTTCGCTCGTTTCGGCGGAGGAGCTGGAAGCGGCGGCGCTGGAGCCTGCCAAGCCTATGCACCGCAGAGGCGGCGGCAAGACATGCCCGTACTGCGGAGCCAGCAACTGGGAAGAGACCGAGGAAGAGTTCGAGGAGGTCTACATCCCCATCGACCTGACAGGCGGCGGACAGATTCCGGGCGTAGTGAAGCGCGCGGTGCCCTCGGAAACGGAGTTTGACGAGCTGGGGCTGCCGGTGATGGAAGTCATCGAGGAGCCGACCCGCATTCCGTTCTACAAGCCGGACATCTTTCCTGTCATCCTGCAGAAGAACGTGAGCGTGTACGGCAGATTCCTCGGCGACAGCGACATCGACAAAATCGCAGACCAGCAGAACACCACCAACCGCATCGAGGCCAAAATCATCGACAAGCTGTGCAAGAGCGGCAGCTACATCACGCTGCCGGACGAGGCCAGCATCAAGGTGGACGCTGACGATATGAAGGTCATCCGACCCGGCAATGCGGCAACGAAAGCGCTGATTGATGTCTACGACCTGCAGGGCAACGTAGAATACGACCTCGTGTACCTCAACCAAGTGTACGAGGAGGCGCGGCAGGTCATCGGCATTACCGACAGCTTCCAAGGCCGTGCAGACCGCACGGCCACCAGCGGCAAGGCCAAGGAGTTCGCAGCAGCTCAGAGTGCCGGACGACTGGAGAGCAAGCGCGTGATGAAGGACGCTGCCTACGCTGCGCTGTTCGAGGCTATGTTCAAGTTCCGACTGGCCTACACTGACGAGCCGCGCCCCGTCGTCTCCAATGACATCCACGGCAACGCCAAGTACGACACCTTCAACCGGTACGACTTCTTAGAGAAGGACGCTGCCGGTGAGTGGTGCTGGAACGACCAGTTCCTGTTCTCCTGCGACACCTCGGCACCGCTGGCATCCAACCGCGAGGCCATGTGGCAGGAAACCCGCATGAATTTGCAGACGGGAGCCTTCGGCGACCCGGCAAGCCTGCAGACGCTCATCCTGTTCTGGACGAAGATGGAAATGCTCCACTACCCCGGAGCGGGAGAGACGCGCAGCTATCTGGAAGAGGAACTGCAGAAGCAGCAGGCGCAGCAGCAGATGATGCAGCAGCTGCAGATGCAGATGCAGGCACGCCAACAGCAGGCGCAGCAGCCTGCCCAGCAGCACGGTATCGACCCGCGCATGGCGCAGGCCGTCATCCAGAAGGCGAAGCAGGACGCTGCTGCGGCAGCACGACAGCAGACAGCGGCACCGGCACAGCCCGGAGCTGTCTAAATATAAGCAATCATCTCATATCCGCGTATAGCGCGGCCTCCTGAACACCGGCACGCGGCGGGCGTGGGACACCCGCCGCACGCCGGTGGAACGCAGGAGAACAACCGGGAAAGGAGGACGAGAAGATGAGCAACAAGAAGGGATACGCTGGCAGCATCCAGAACAGCGGCGCTCAGAAGGTCAAGGCTCCTCTGCCCGCTGGCGGCAAGAAGGGCAACAGCACCGTGAAGACCGGTAACGACCTGCGTGGCGGCAAGAAGTAAGACCGCCCGGCGCTCCCCGGTGGCATGAAGGCCGGGAACAGACTGTCCCGCAAAATATTCGCAGCAATAGCGCAAAAATGCAGAAGGAGCACCAATATGGAAGACACCATCGACTACGGCGCAGTATTCGGTATCGACGAAGGCGGAAACGAGCAGGAAGTCGCCGACCCTGCAAGCGAGACCGAGGAGACGCAAGGCGAAGAAGAGCAGGAAGTCGCCGACCCTGCCGAAACGGAAGAGACCGCTGACGGCACCGGCGACGGTGCCGGTGAGGGCACTGAGCAGTCCCCTGAAGAGCGCAAACGCTTTGCGGCAGCCAGAAGAAAGGCTGAAGCCGAGCGGGATGCTGCTATCGAGAAGGCCAAGCAGGAAGCGCAGGCGGAAGCCCAGCGCACCATCGACGAGGCCTTCAAGAACAGCGGGCTGACCAACCCATACACCAAGAAGCCCATCACCTCGAAGGCGGAGTACGACGAGTACCGCGCGCAGTTCGAGGCTGAGAAGAAAGCCCGCGTTCTGAAGAAGAGCGGCATGACGGACGCTGAGTTCAACGAGTTCGTTGCCAACCTGCCGGAAGTCCGGGAGGCGAAGCAGGCGCAGCAGGCGGCGCAGGAAGCCGCGAAGCAGGCGCAGGAACAGCAGGCGCGGATGCGAGTTGATGAGCAGCTGAAGGAAATCAGTGCCATCGACCCCAGCATCAAGGAGCTGAAGGACATCGCCAAGATGGAGACCTACCCCAAGTTCTACGAACTGGTGAAGAAGGGCAACAACCTTGTGGATGCCTTCAAACTGGCGAACTACGACACTCTGACCAGCAGCACAGCGGCGGCATCCAGACAGGCTGCCATCAACGCTGCCCAGAGCAAGCAGCATCTGAGCCAAACCACCACCAGAGGAGCGGGCGCTGTATCCGTACCGGCGGACGTGAAGGAGGCCTATCGCGCCTTCAACCCTAACGCCACCGACGCGGAAATCCAGCAGCACTACAACAAGTATGTGAAGAAATAACGAAAGGAGCATTTTACTATGGCTTTCAAAGTTCATTCCACCGATGACGGCAGAGTGCCCGGCATCGAGTATCTGCCCTGCGGGGCTATCACTCCCAAGGTGGGCATGGCGCTGGTGCAGAGCGCTGGCAACCTCGCCATCGCCACCGGCACCACTGCACCCACTTACATCTCCATGTGTGAGAAGGACAGCGCCTGCACTGCAGGAGACATCATCCCCGTCATCCGCGTGAGCAAGGATATGGTCTTCGAGACCACTTTCTCCGCTGCCGCCACCAGCATCAAGCTGGGCAGCAAGGTGACTTTGCACGCATCCGACGGCATGAGCGTGACCGCCACTACCACTGACGGCGTGGCCGAAGTGGTCTACATGGACGGCACCGCCAGCGGCTC